TAAGGGCCGGTTTTTATCGGCACCGGGCCGGGTTGTCGCGGGCGCTGCGCGTGCCGCCGCCCGGCCTTTTCACCCCATGAGCTTTGATGATGGCGGGCACCGGCCCGCATGGCCAAGATCGGACGTTTGCCCGCGCTGCCGCTGCCGCCCGCCGCCTCGTGGGCAAGGCAAGCCGCGCCCCGCAACGCGCCAAGCAACTCAGGCCCGCCATCTTTCAAGCTCACAATGAATAGGCTTTGCCATGTCCGATGATCTCGGCGGCGCTGAGCCGCTTTTAAACCGCGCGCAAATCGCGCAGATTTTCAACGTATCTGAAAACACCATTGATAAATGGCGATCCAAGGGGATGCCGGTTGATACTGAGGGCGGCAACGGTGTTGCCTACGGTTTCCTTTTCTCCGATTGCAAGGCTTGGTTTGATGAAACCCAAGCCCGCGCCGCCAATGAAAAGCGCGCGGCGGATGAGTTTGTTGCGCAACAGCGCATGGCGTTTCTCGGCATTGAGAAAAGCGATCAAAAGGCCGGGTTGAGCCCGGCGCAGATGCGCGAGCTGGCGCAGGCTGAGCTTGTTTGGATGCAAGCCGCTGAGCGCCGCCGCTCATTGGTGCAGGTTGATGAAATGGTTGAGTTGCTTGATCTCGTTTTTTCTGAGGTCCGCGCCGGTCTTGATGGTCAACCCGATTGGATTGAGCGCGAGTTTTCGCTGAGCGGCGAGGATGTTGAGCGCGTGGTTGCTTACAATGATGAGGTTTTGCGGTCGATCAAGGCCGCGATTGAGGCGGCGGCGATGGGCGAGCGCCCTGAGGTGCTTGATCCTCTTGATCGGGGGTTGATCTGATGGTGACGCTGCCAAATCGCCGCGCCGGGGAAATCCCTGAGCTGCCGCCAATGCCGCCCTATGCAAGCGCCTCATCGGTGCTTGAGCAATCCCTGCCCTCGCTGAGCCCGGCAACCCGGATGAGCGTTGTGGATGCGGCTGAGGCTTACATGAAAGTCAACGCCAACGGGCGTTGGGCAAGCTTTGATCGGGGCGTGACGCCTTACATGATTGAGCCCGCCAACATGACCATTTCCCGGCGTTACCGCGAGGTGATCTTTGCGGGCCCGGCGCGGGCGGGTAAAACCGTCATGCTGATGTCAACCGTGAGCCATCTGGTGATTTGTGATCCGGGGGTTTGCCAAATCGTGCATATGACTGAGGCCACGGCTGAGGCTTGGGTTGATCAAGAGTTGATGCCGATGATTGAAAACAGCCCTGAGCTTGCCAAGCGGCAAGGCCGGGGGCGCTCGGATCGCAATATCCTGAGCAAGAAATTTATCGGCGGCGCAAAGATCGCCATCGGCCCGCCAACCAAGGCATTTCTCAGCGGCAAGACAACGCGCACCGTGCTTTTCACCGATCTTGACCGGATGGCCCTCAACATCGGCAAAGAGGGCTCGCCCTTTGCGATGGGGGCCAAGCGCACGGAAACGCTCGGATCACGCGGCATGACGGTGGCAGAAGCATCGCCCGGCCATGTGATCACCGATCCGCAATGGAAGCCGTCAACGCCGCATGAGGCCCCGCCCTGCGCGGGCATCTTGGACCTATACAACGGCGGCACGCGGGCGCGCTGGCATTGGGATTGCCCAAGCTGCGGCGAGGTATTTGAGCCGCGCTTTGATCGGCTGAGCTATGACAAGAGCTTGAGCCCGGCGGATGCCGGGGCCTCGGCGGTGATGGTCTGCCCGCATAATGGTTGCGTGATTGAGCATCGTGAAAAGGTCGCGCTCAACCGCGCCGGATATTGGTTGCATGAAACCGCTGAGGGCGGGCTTGCCCGGATTGAAAGCGGCGAGGTGCTGAAATCGGATCGCGTGAGCTATTGGCTCAACGGTGCGGCGGCGGCGTTTGCCTCTTGGGCCCGTTTGGTTGGGAAGTATGAAACCGCGCTTTTGACTTTCAAGGCGGGCGGCGATGAAAGCCCGCTGCAAGTCACCATCAACACCGATCAGGGCTTGCCGTATCTGCCCCGCGCGATGAGCGATGAGGGCGCGCTGAGCCTTGAGGATTTGCGCGCGAGCTGCAAGCCTTACGCGCAGGGCGAGGCCCCGGAATGGGCGCGCTTTGTGATCGTGTCGGTTGACGTGCAAGGCAATCGCTTTGACGTGCAAGTGACTGCCTACGGGGTGGATGGGCGCAGGGCGATCATTGATCGCTTTGATCTGCATACCCCGCCCGATGGCGCGCCGCGCGCGGCGGATCGGGTGCTTGATCCGGCAACCTATCTTGAGGATTGGGCGGTTTTGCTGCCGCTGATGGATGCGGTCTATCCGGTTAAGGGTGCGCGCTACGGCCTGCGCCCGTTGGCGCTTGGGTGTGACTTTCACGGCAAGCCGGGCGTATCTGACAACGCCACAAAGTTTTGGCAGGCCCGCCGCAAGGATGGCGAGGTTTCCAAATGGTTTATGATCCGGGGGCATGGCGGTTTTAAGGTTGAGGGGCGGCAATGGTATCGCGCGCCAACCCGCGCGAGCGATGGCAAGCAGGCCCGTGACATCAAGCTTTTGAATATCGCAACAGACAAGCATAAAGATACAACCTTTGCCTCGCTTGGCCGCGCCGATGGCGGGCCCGGATCGCTGATCCTTGGTGAGTGGATGCCGGATGATCGGCTCAAAGAGTTCACCGCTGAAAAGCGCGGCGATAAGGGTTGGGCCAAGCGCGCCAATATGCCCCGAAATGAAAGCATTGACTTGAGCGGTTACGCGCAAGCGGTGGCTGAGCATAAGGGGCTTTTAAAACTAGACCCGGCAAGCCCGAAACCTTGGGCGCTTGGCGGTCTGGAAAATCCCAACGCGGTTGAGCTGATCGGGGGCGTTGCCCCGGATGCCTCGCCCGCCGCCGCGCAGGCCCGCAAGCCCGCTCGGCGTATGTCTTATTTGGAGTGATCGCAAATGGCGTCCTATACCTCGCAAGACCTTGCCAACATCAATCAGCTCATCAGCGGCGGGCTCTCGCAAGCCATGATCGCGGGGGAAATGGTGCAATATCGCACTTTGCCGGAATTGCTCAAGATCAAGCGGCTGATTGAGGCTGATCTTGCCGCAAGTGCTGCCCGCCCGGCATTCCCGGTGCGCTATCCCAACACTGATCGCGGGGTTTGATCCAATGAAGCATTTTAGCAACGCCTCAATGCTGGATCGCGCGATCCTGTCGATCTCACCGATCAAGGGCCTCTCGCGCATCCAAGCCAAGGCCAAGGCCAATATCTTGATGAATTATGACGCGGGCGGCATGGGGCGGCGCGTTAAGGGGATCAGGGGCCCCGCCACGGATGCTGATGCCGCCTCGCTTGGCTCGCGGCGCGTGCTGCGCCAACGCTCGCGCGATCTGATCCGCAACGCGCCCTTTGCTAAGCGCGCGCAATCGGTGGTCACAAATAACGTGGTTGGCGCAGGGATCGCGCCAAGCATCACCGGCAGCAACAAGAAAGCCGCCACGGATGCGGCGGCGGTGATCCTGCCCTTTATGCAGTCGACCGAAATTGACGCGCACCGGGCGATGAATTTTGCCACCATGCAAAGCGTGGTGAGCAACAGCCTCTTTGAAAGCGGCGAGGTTTTGGCGCTGCGCCGCACGCGCGATGATCCGGGCGCAACCCTGCCGCTCGCGGTGGAAATTCTGGAAATTGATCACCTTGATAGCACCTTGCAAACGCACGGGCAAAATGAGGTGGTTGACGGGATTGAATATGATGCAAGCGGCATCGCTGTTGCCTATCATATCTTTGAGCAACACCCCGGCGCGGCGGTGCGCCGCTTGACGCTGAAAAGCAAGCGCGTTCCGGCCTCGGATGTCCTGCATATCCGCCGGATTGACCGGCCCGGCCAAATGCGCGGCGTGCCTTGGCTCGCGCCGGTGATGGTCACGCTGAGCGAAATGCGCGATTATCAGGAGGCGCAAATCCTCAAGCAAAAAATCAGCGCCCTTTTGGCGGGCGTTGTCGAAACCGGCGATGAGGGCATTCCTGAGGGCGCGAGCGGGCTTGATGAGCTTGCGCCGGGGGCCTTTGTTTATACTGAGGCCGGGCAAAAGGTGACGTTCACCACGCCGCCCAAGGTTGATGATTACAACATCGTCATGCGCCTTGGGCTTTGGGCGGTGGCAATGGGCATCGGCATCACCGGCGAAAGCCTCAGCGGCGATCTCAGTAACGTCAACTTTTCATCCATGCGGGCCGGGCGGCTTGAAATGGATAAAAACATTGAGACTTGGCAAGAGCAAATCTTGATCTCGCAATTCTGCGCCGGTGTCGGACGTTGGGCAATGGATGCTTACCGCCTCAAGAGCGGCAGGCCGGTGAGCCCGCTGCAAATGGGTTGGACGGCTCAGCGCCGGGCGCTGATTGATCCAACCAAGGAAATCCCGGCGATCATCAAAAAGATTGAGGCCGGGCTTACAAGCCTCTCGCGCGAGCAACGCGCGATGGGCTTGGATCCGGATACCATCGCGCGCGAGCGCCTTGAGGATGCCGCCCGGAACCCCGCCCCGCCGGTTGAGCCCGGCGCGGCCCCTGAAAATGAGAAAGGAAAACGCGCATGAGCGATCTGATCCACGGCAGCGAAATCCGGCTATTCGGCACGGTTGTCAAAGATGAATATATTTGGCCTGAGGATACCGGCTTTTTTTCTGCCCGGATGGTGGTGGATGCCCTCGCCCGGATGCAAGGCGATGTTGTCTTGATCGTCAATTCTGATGGCGGGATGCCAAGCGAGGGCGAGGTGATCCGCGCCGCTCTTGAGGCGCACCCCGGCAAGGTCACGGTGAAGGTAACGGGCTCAGCGCATAGCGCCGCCTCGCTGATGATCATGAGCGCCGATCATATTGAAATGTCGGCGGGCTCGCTGATGTTGATCCATGATCCCTCAACCTATGCCAGCGGCACCCCGGCGGCGCTTGCTGCTTCCGCCGCTGAGCTTGACGTGATGGCGGGCGCTTATGCGGCAGTTTATGCCGCGCGCGCCGGGATCACGCCCGATGAGGCCCGCGAGATCATGCGGGCTGAAACCATGCTCACCGCGCAAGCGGCGGTTGAGGCGGGCTTTGCTGATGCCGTATCTGCCGCGCCGGTGAAGGTGGGCAGCGATCCGGCCATGAGCCGCGCCGCTGCGCTTGTTGCGGCGGGTGCCGCGATGAGCCGCGCCCAAGAGGCGCAAATGAAATTCGTGGCCGCTCAGGCGGGCCCCGATGGTGGCGAAAGCCAAGCAAACGGCCAAGAGGCCATCAAACCAAATCAAGAGGTTGACACTATGTCGAAAGATAACACCAACACGCCCGCCGCCATCGCCGCCGCTGTTGTGCCTGCGCCTGCCGCGCCGGTCATGAGCGCCGCTGATGCGGTTGCCGCTGATCGCTCGCGCGTCAAAGCAATCCGCGCCGCTGCCGCGCCTTTCATGGTGCACGTTGGCCAAGCTGAGGTTGATCGCATGATTGATGAGGGCACATCGCTGGATGAGGCCAACCGCGTGATCATGAGCGCCGCCGCCGCCGCGCAACCGCGCACGCAGCGGGTTGAAATCCAACGCGATGAGCGCGAAACCAAGCGCGTTGGCATGACTGAGGCCGCTGTTGCTCAGATGCTTGGCCGCGCGCCTGCCGATAATCGCGCCCGCCCCTATATGGAAATGGGCTTTGTTGAAATGGCCGCTGATCTGACGGGTGCCGCGCGCCCGCGCAGCACCGGGGCCAAGGCTGACGTGATGATGACTGCCGGTCATTCCACCTCGGATTTTCCGCTGATCCTGTCCAATGCGTTCAACACCGTGATTGAAAGCGCCTATGATCTTGTTGATCCAACCTTTGACGCCTTCTCGCGTGAAATGGTGTTCAACGATTTCCGCGCGCATGACATCGTGCGCCCTGACAATTTCCCAACGCTGAAAAAGATTGGCGAAAACGGCGAAATCAAGTTTGGCACCTTCGGTGAGGGCAAGGAAAGCCTCGCCTTGGCATCTTACGCAACCGGCATCGCGGTTTCCCGTCAACTGATGGTGAATGACGCAATGGGCGCGATTGCTGAGGTGCTGTTGAACGCCGCCGGAATCGTGCCTGAGTTTGAGGAGGAAACCTTTTGGGCGATGCTCTTGAGCAACCCGGTTCTCACCGATAGTGTGGCGCTTTTCCACGCCACGCATGGCAACACCGGCGCAACCGGCGCGATCAACACTGCCAACGTGGCGGCGGGCCGGTTGGCGATGCGCTCGCACAAGCAAGCTGACGGGCGCTCGATCAAGGCCAATGGCCCGGCGGTGCTGATCGTTGGTCCTGAGAAAGAAACTGAGGCTGAGCAGTTCCTTGCGCCGGTGCTGGCCGCTGAGCAATTGAACATCAACCCGCTCGCCAAAAGCCTGCGCTTGGTGGTGTCTGAGGAAATCACCGATGGCAAGTGGTTCTTGGCTGTCGATAAATCCAAGAAAACGCATTCTTTCAAGCACGGCTATCTTGACGGATACCGCGCACCCCGCGTGCGGGTTGATGATCCGTTTGGCTCGCAGGGCACGCGCATGACCATTGAGCATGACTTTGCCTGTGGTGCTGTCGGCTATATGGGCGCTTACCGCCGGGGCTAAGCCTGCCTGATCCGGCCCGATTTGATGAGGGGCACCCTGAGGGGTGCCCTTTGTTGTGAGAAACCTTTGACAACCTCAAAACCCTGAAAGGGAAACTGATGAAAAACTATCTGCAAAAAGGTGCCATGATCACAGTTGCCGCCGCCGCTGCCGTATCCTCTGGCGAGGGCGTCTTGGTCGGTGCGATGTTCGGCGTTGCCGCCGGTGATGCCGGGATTGGCGATGATGTGACGATTGCCCGCGAGGGTGTTTTTATCCTCAATAAGCTGAGCGCGCAGGCTTGGACCGTTGGCGCAAAAGTCTATTGGGACAACACCGCCGGGCAATGCACAACGGTTGTCTCAGCCAACACGCTGATTGGCTATGCGGCGCAAGCGGCGGCTGATCCCTCTGCAACCGGCGTTGTTGTCCTGATCTAATGCAAGGCCCCTTTCGCGGTGTCGCCGCCTCGCTCGCGCGGGCGTTTGGCGGCACCGTCACCTTGCACCCCGGCGCACCGCAAGCGCGCGATATTCAGGCGGTGTTCCGGCAAGTGCCGCGCCGGGTTGACGGGCACAATGGGGTTGAGATTGAAACGCTGATCCCGGTGCTGCGCGCACCGCGTCATGAGCTTGCCGATCTCAGCGAGGGCGATCTTGTCGATCCCAAGGATGGGCAGATTTATAAATTCCTTTTCCGTGAGGAAAGCGCAAGCCCGGCCTCTGATGCGCTGATCACGGCGCAACTTGAGGTGATCCCATGAGTGCAACCCTGATCGCAAAAGAAATCCGGCACCGCTTCAAAGCCGCGCTCACCGGCGCAGGGATCACCGTTGATCCCGGTGCCGGTGCGGTGCCGGTTGCGGTGCTGGATACGCCGCCCGCCGGTTGGGTGGTGCCTGATGAGAAATTGCCTGCGCTCTATGTGTTCGCCGGTGGCGAGCTTTTGGCTCATGAGGATTTGAGCGAGATCACGCGGCAGCTCTCGCTTGACGTGGTGTTGATGGCGCGCGGCGGCGGTGATCCGATGGATCAATTGGATGATATGCAGCTTGCCGTTGAGCAAACCATGATCGGTGCGGGCGGCTTTGGCCTCGCCCGTTCCAATCGGCTGATGTCGGTTGAGATCGCCCAAAATCAGGGCGCGCTCATGATCGGCGTGCGGCTGATGAAATTTGAGATCACCTTTGGCGCAACGCCGGATGATCCATCCCTTTAACCCTGAGAAAATTGGAGTTCGGCAATGCCCGTAACAAGCGCCGCAATCGGCATGAAAGCAACCTTTTCCATTGGCGATGGCGTCGATGGTGGGTCTGTCACCTATACCAAAGTTGGCTTTGAGGTCACCTCGCCCAGCATCACGCGCGAGGCGATTGATGCCACGCATCTTGAAAGCCCCGATGATTTCCGTGAGTTTATCGCGGGCCTGCTGGACACTGACCCGGCAACCATCGCTTTCAACTATAATGCCTCGGCAGCGGATGCGCTTTATGCGGCGATGATTGCGGGCAAGGGTGATTTCCGCATCACCTACCCCAATGGTGTCATGCTTGATTTTTCGGGCATCGCGCAAAGCTGGAAGCCGGGCGATCCATCCACAAGCACAATGGTTGGTGAGTTCACGGTGAAACCATCCGGCAAACCAACCCTCACCGCCGCCGCTTAATCGCGGCCCCGGCTCACCTTTTTTCTATATTCTGACCTTGAAAGGCAATCCTCATGGCAAACAAAGTGCGCGGTCAAATCGCCGCCCCATTTGAGGGGGGCAAGATCAATCTGATGTTGTCCACCAATTCGATTTGCGAGCTTGAGGATGCCGCAAACCGCCCGATCACTGATCTCTTGGATGAGTTAAATGATCCAAAGCGTGCCAAGATGAAAACCGTGCGCCTGCTGTTTTGGGCAATGATGTTGGATGAGCGGCCTGAGGCCACGCTTGCCGATGCCGGGCGGTTGATTGACGGGGTGCGCGGCGATCATGACCGGATCATGATGGATGCAATCCTTGCGGCCTTTCCTGATGCCAAAGAGGGCGATGAGCCGGAAAAGTAGGTGACGGGCAGGCGGTATGGGATTGGCTTGAGCTGCAT